CTTTCCGGAGCGGCTTTGCCGCCGCCCTCAAACCCTTGAGAATTGAGGCCTGGGTTTCCTTTTTAATTTCCGCCTTGTTCAGGCGGGCCAGGTCGTCGCTCAAAATCGTTTTCCTTGCAGTTTGTAAATCAGGGATTTCTGAAAGCTATCCAGTGCGAATCTATAAGTAGTGGATTCCTCACCATAGGAAATTGATGAAACGTGGCGCTTCTCTTCCTTCGCCAGGGCATATTCCCGGGACAAAAGGGTTTTAATTAAATACTTGACGTTTCGGATATCCTCCAGTACCCCGGCGGTTATTTCCGCCGCGGTGAATCCGGCCTTCCCGATCAATTTAACTTCATGCCGGCCGGGCGGCAGCCAGGCACCATAAAGCATTGAAATAATTCCTACTTCTCCATCCAGGTAATACTCTCCCAGGTTGTAAGCCTCCAGGGTTTCAATACCCTCTGAATCCCGGGAAAGAACTTTAGAAAACACAGAAAGCTCCGTTACTGGCCGATCCGGGAAAATAATTTCATCCTGGCCGGGGCAGATATCCGGGTAAATGGTATATTCCTTTTCCTCAAAATTTCGGCAGGTTTCCGCCTTTACCCAGGCTTCGACACTGCCGGCTATTTCAGAAAGTTTGGTATCTACCGCGGCCAGGCTTAAATAAGTCTTGATTTCCGTTTCTGAGAGAATCATTTCTTAACCCTTGTTTCCCCCCTGGGTTTGGTGGCCTTTTGGGCGGGAGGTTTGGTTGCGGTTGGAGCCGACAGCTTTACAGCCTGTGCATATTTGCCGGCTATTAGATCACGGGCCTCATGGTCTTCCACATCCCCCACCCAGCCGACGGGGCGTACCCCGCCAGGCCCGGCGGAAAGAGTGGTCATCTTGATCTTAATCATTAAAAGTTCTCCTAAAACTTAAAAGGGCAGACGGTCACCGAATGCCCTTTTAAGGTTAATCAACCCCAGACTAGGCCGTACCTTCTTCAGGTGAGATGTGGGTTTCCGCTTCAATGGTTGCTGGGTGAGCGACCGGCATCTTTTTGGCGCTGTACTGGAGAGCGTAAATGTCACCGACAGCCGTAGAGACTGTCCTGGTGATAATCAGCTGGACATACTGCTCCTTGGGCTTGTAAAGATCAGTCAGGAAAGAATTAGCATCCACAGTGGTTGCCAGTTTGGTCCCTTCCAGGTCCGCGGCGTCACCCATGTTTGCAAGTTTGCCCTGCTGGAGCTTCACGTAATTTGTGGGGTCCTTGGTTGCAATTGTGCCGAAAAAGGCCACCCCTTCAAATCCCTCCATATTGATGACGGCAGTGGTTAGTGGAGTTGTTCCTGCGACAGCCCCGGCCAGGGCCATGGTCAGTTTGCATGTTTTTGAAATGTTCATGATTCGTTCTCCTTAAGAGATTTCTTCTTTTAAAATAAAAAGCCGGGACTACTCCCGGCTTAAGGAATTGACTCTGCTGTTATCCGGCTGCAGCCAGCTTTATACGGGCAAAGGCTTCTGCAAGGACAGGCTGACCGTCCGTTTCCAAACGCCCTATAAACCCGACCTGGTTGGTGGTGGCGTACAGCTCAACCAGCCGCTGGATTCTCATGTCAAGGGCATCAGCAATCCAGTAGAAGGAAAAGTCTGCAATCATTCCAACGTATAATTCGGCTGTAAATACGTGGGGAACATATTCACTGATGATATACGGCCGGTCCAGGATGGAGGGCTGTTTGTCTGAAGCCAAGCCTGGCTGCCAGATGAACTGCCCGGAGGTGACATCCTTTATTTTCCGGATGGATGCGATAGCCTCCCGGTGGAATAACCACTGGGAGTTTTTCAGGTACTGCGGCTTCAGCGAGTAAAGGGCATTAACCAGCCCTTCGGCTGTCAGTGCGGTTTCTGCGTTCTCAGCGGATACGTCCCGAGATGTTGGAATCCCATCGTCTGAGGCTATGAAAATACCCAGGGGCTGTCCCGCTCCAGTGCCGACCATATAGGCGTTTTCCTGGGATGCACCAAACTTTTTGGCCATCCTCGTTTTAATCAGTCCTTCCACATCCATTGCAGAGGTGCGAAGCAACTTCTCGCTCACCAGGATCAGCTTCACCAGAGGATGGGGATACAGCTCCCTTTTTCCAAAGGCAAGAGCCGCGTCTGGTGTGGGCGCTGCCACTTCAGTTGTCCATTCTGCGTCTGAGGCATCAGTTTCAAGTGTAGGAATACCCAGGCTGTGGGCGGTTTTACAGGGAAGAATTGTTGCCAATCCTCTCATAAAAACCTCGTCATCAACTGCCTGAATCAACTTGTTCATGAACTGCTCTGAAGCCACCAGGAACCCGCCGGTTTCGTCTTCATCCATTTGCAGGTCCCTGAACTCAGCCGGATTCATGCGCTGCTCCCCCACCCTGAGAAACTCAGCAAAACTCCTGGCATATTCAGGAGTAGCCCTTACACTGAATGGAAGGGTTCTGCCCCGGGAGTCGGGATCCGGTCTCTGGGCGTCCTTGTCGTCATGTGCCGAAAGCAGGGTGGCCCTTGCCTCCTGTTTATCTTCCCGGTCAATTTCTGCCTGAAAAGCATCAAAACGGGCCCCCAGCTCGTCATACTTGGCCTCCTCGTCCGGAGTATAGGCCCGCTTTTCATCGCTGATTTTCTTCTGGAGAGTTTCCATCTCCTGGAAAACCTCCGTCTGTTTTCTCTTCAGTTCTCTGATTTTCTCGTTAATCATTTCTTCCTCCATAAAAAAAGGCCAGCCTGGAAAGCTGACCCCATAAAAAAAGGCCAGCCGGGAAAGCTGACCTTTTTAGGTTCAATTTAAATCCGGAATTTCTCCCGGGTTTGGTGTTCACTTTTTAAAAGCGGATCACCCCATTTTCATCCTCATCCGCTTCAACTGAAGCTCCTTATCTAAATTCCGGGGGATTACCTCCGGAGGTCTAATTTTCACTTCTTCCTCGAATCTGGCCCGGACCTCTGCGTTAGTCTGGGGAAAGGCCGGAAAGGCGACGACAGAAACATCGGCCAACTCAGAAAATTTTGTGATAGTCCTGAGCCATTCCCCTTCATCTGTAACCAGCCATTCCTGACCGTCTTCTGCCACCCGGAAAGCAAAGCTCATTTGATTGACGTCCTTACGCTGCATGGTGACCAGGAGATCTTTAACCCAGGAGGTTTCGGGCGGATCTATTTCGACCCCGAGCCCCACATCATCCTGTTTGATTTTCAGGGTTCCGGCTGTAGAGCGGCCGAGAATGTAATTGCTGTCATGGTTAAAAGTGGCCCGAACGTCATCCTCCAGAACATCATCAAAAGCACCGGGGGCAATCTTTTCCCGGAAACCCCACATCTCCTCAGAAACTTCATTGAAAACAGCGGCATATCCGGTTATTTTGGGGCCCTCTCCCTCTCCCTCTCCAGCCCTTATTTCAAAGTCCCGGATGTTCATAACTCTTGTTTCAAAATCAGATTTTGTTTTATTCATGCTATTCTTCCTTTTTCCCTGGTTGAGTTGTGCCCCCCTGCAGAATGACTTTATCGGCCGGCCACATATTGGTTGGCACCATATAAATATCACCTTCCTCACCGATTGAGTTCATGTTCTCCAGCCGTAGAACATCATTAGCACTCAACCAGCCCCATTGGCGTCCAACAGCGTAAGCGTCATATCGGGCCTTTAAGTCTCCTCTTAGAAGCGCGGCTGGATTAAATTCAATGTAGTATCTATCCTGCTCCTCCACTGGAATAATATTGTAGTTAAGCGCCTGCTCCCAACGCCGGAGCCAAGGCATCATGGTATAAGCCAAAAATTCCAGGCCCATTTGCTCAATGTTGTTGAATGTTGCGCGGTCCAGTTCGTTTATCATGTGCATCGGGACCCGGAAAATCCTGGCTATTTCAGAGATTCCAAACCGCCTGGACTCGATAAACTGGGCGTCCTCTGAAGTCATTCCAACCTTTTCGAAGGTCATTGCCTCCTCTAAAAGCAGGGTTTTTCCCACATTTTCGGGCCCGGAGTATTTATTTTTAAGAGACTTTTCCAGGTGTTTTCTTGCTGGATCGCTCAAAGTTCCGGGATGTGAAAGAATCCCGCCCAGGTGGGTGCCGTTTTTAAACAGGATTGAGCCGTATCTCTCCATCACAATTTGAGAGCCGAAGGTTTCCCGGAAGTGAGCAACAACTGATTTTCCCTTAATTCCATTTGAACTGAAGGCTTTTACATGCAGGATCCGGTCTGTAAAAAAAGTTTTGTTTGAAACTCCGTTTCCTGTTTCCAGTTCATAGACCAGCCGGCCCTTTGCGTCCCTGTCCATTCGGACCTTGTCTGGATGAAAAGGGATCAACTCCACCACCCTGCCGGCTTTGTAGATTTTTTGAGAGTAGGCGTTTCCCCTGAGAGAAAGGTGTCCCTGGCAGGTTTCAAAAAACTCAAACGCGGTAGTCTCCTCCCCCGGCCGGTCATGTAGTAATCTATACGCGGGATGATTCCTGGCCACTTCACGGGAATTGTCTCCTTTCCGTTCATAGACCATTATCGGGATGGAGGCAAGGGTCTCAGCCAGGACCCGGACGCAGGCCCAGACCGCAGTAATCCTGGTTGCCTCTGCTTCGCTTACATAAACCCCGGAGCTGGTTTCTGCTCCCGCGAGAAGCCAACGGCTTAATCCTTCAGAGAACTTCACGGCTCTTTTTGTGAAAAAGTTTTTAAACCATCCCCTAATTCATCCTAGTGTTAATCTTCCCCGTTTCTCATAAACTGAAGGGGTGTCAGAATCCCTGGATTGCCTTGTTGTCAAAATTAAGGGCGGAAATCCTCCATTAATTTTGTTTTGCGGTTGTTCTTTGTTGGGGTAAATATTATCTTTATGGTCCCGGTGACAAACTACGTTACTGACCATCCAGGTGAGAACCGGGCAGCCGTCATGCGTGATTTTTCTGCTATAAACCAGCCCTTCAAGTTCCTTCATGGGTTCAGAAAAGTTCTTTACCGTAGGGGAAACCTCTATCATTGGAAACCCTTCTTTTGCCATCCTGGTGGCAAGCTGCGTCGCCTGAAATGGATCATATAAAACTTCCTTCACCTCGAACCGGCTTTTGAGATCCTGTAAATCCTCCTCGATGCGGCTGTAATCCAGCATGACTCCATCAGTAACAATTAGCCGGCCATCGAGGGCCCACCCGGAATAGGAGTCATTGTCCCCGCTTTCAACCGCTTCCTGGGGAAGATAGTACCGGCCAAATAGGTAGAACTTGTCGTCTTTTTGGATCAATTGAACCATGGCTGCAATGTCGATTTTGCTGGCCAGGTCCAGGCCTATCCAGCAGGGTGAGCCTTCAAATTCATCAGCGTCCAGCCCCGTATCCGCGCAAGCGTTCCAGTCCTGCATATTCATCCAGGCTGTGTCGGCGTTCACCCAGACATCCAGCCGTTTAGTTAAAAAAGCGTTTTGGGCTGAAGCCATAACCCGGGCCTTATTGGCCAGACGCCTTATGTCATCCGGAATGACGCTCACCCCCCAGTTTGGGTTCACTTTCTTCCAGGTCTCCTCAGAAGTCCAGTCATCGCCTTCATCGATTGTGTAGATGATCCCGAAATAGGAATCGTCTTTCTGAACCCCTTTAAGAATTTTCTTAATATAGTCGTGCTGTTCATAACAGATCCCGGACCGGTTGGCCCCGGCTGTTGTAATCAGCCATAAAAGCGGCTGCAGCCGGGAGCCGGTGGAGGTTTCAAGTACATCAAAAACCCTTCTAGTTTTGTGCGCGTGGAGTTCATCTACCACCGCGCACTGGGTATTTAACCCGTCCAGAGAATTATAATCTGAGCTTAGAGGTTCAAATTTACTGTTGGTCGGAATACTTGAAAGGTTCTGGGCGTTTACATCAACACTAAATTTATTGGTATAGCCAGGAGTTTTTCTGGCCATCTGCTTTGCGATATTAAAAACTATCTTGGCCTGGTCCCGCGTGGTGGCGGCAGAATAAACCTCCGCTCCCGGTTCTTTTTCCGGGCCCAGCATCCACAGACCCACGGGCGCTGACATGGTGGACTTTGAGTTTTTCCTGGGGACCTCAATATAGACGGTTCTGAATCTTCGGAGCCCGTCGGGCCGGTACCACCCGAAGATTGTGCAGTAGATAAAAGACTGCCAGGGCTCAAGCTGGATCGTTCTGCTCCTCCACTTCCCTTTTACATGGGGCATTAATTCGACGAAGTTGCAAAATTTTTCAGCTTCCTTTGGCCGCCATTTAAGGTCCTTTCTTTTAAGATCCTTCAGCTGCCGTTCACAAGCCAGCCTTGTCCATTTACAGGCTGGAATTTTCCCGTCTACGACTTGCCTGGCGTAATTTAGGCCCGCTTCAACATGACTCATGCCGCCGTTGCCTGGGCTCTCCGCTTCCCGCGAATAAGATCGCAAATATGCCGGCGGCTCACCCCATACTCTGTGCCAAGTTCCCGTTGTGAATAATTCCAAATTTTATACTTGGCCCGGATCTCCGCGACTTCTGCGTCGGTCAGCTTGCAGTTGCCATGGTTTTCACCATTAGCACGAATGCAGCGGCCCTTGTTCACGCAATCCCGCATATTCTCTTTTTGAGTACCTAAGAAAAGATGAGCAGGGTTGACACAACCAGGGTTGTCGCAGTGATGACATACTTGTAGATTTCCTGTCGGGCCAACCTCTTGTTCATAGGCAAATTTGTGGGCTTGAACCAGTCGCTTTCCATTCTTAAACCGTCCATAGCCTTTAGGGTATTTTGCCCCTGTCCATTCCCAGCAGTCGCCGCTCTTGTCTACCTTGCTCCAAAAGGCTTTGATCCTCTCTGAGTCAGTATATTTTCTGCTCATAATTTATTCCTTCCGCCATCCTTTATTTTTAAAATTGATCAAACGGATCCCTATTCTTAAGCTTTCCGATGACGGAGACCCTCGACCTGGAGGAGGGAGACAGCCCAAAATGGGAAAGCATTTTTTCAATGCGGCGCCAGGCGTCGCTCATAATTTCAATTTCCGGGCGCCGGCGGATAACCACACATAAAATTTTATTCCCGCTTTCACTGGTTGACTTTTCCGTTTTTGAAACGTAAGTGGATCCTTTCTCATTAATTACCCTTCGGGCTCCCCAGAAATCAACATAAGCAGTGGCCAATAATTCCAGGGCCAGGACGTCAGCCTTGGTCGTGATGTTCATTGGCCTGATAATTTTGGTAATATGGCGCCAGGCTTTTCCGTCTTGATTTGATAATCCAATGGCAGCGCGGGGAATCCCGGCCGGGAGTTCAGGCTCCTTTTTGTTGGCCCTGTCGGGCCTGGCTGTGCCTTGAAGAAGTTTCAATTTTGTTGGTTTTCTCGGTCTTCCTTCTTTGGTCACTTTTTACTCCCGACTTTTGACGGCATGAGAAAAAGCC